TTCACTTGCGGTTGATTTTCTAAAAATGAATCGATTTTCAGGTAAGTTATCAATTCGCGATAGGCGACTTTTATGTAGGCAAATTATCTTGAAGCGACAAGGCGAGCTACAGCAGCTAGAGCAGCTACAGCGGCTACAGCAGCTAGAGCGGCTAGAGCGGCTAGAGCGGCTAGAGCGGCTACAGCAGCTAGAGCAGCTAGAGATTTCTAACAAAAGCTATGACGAAATTCAAATCCTTCCTAACTCAATTATCTACTGTGACCCACCCTACCTGGGAACGGCACCATACTTAAATTCGTTTGGCCACGACAAATTTTGGAACTGGGTTAGAAAACAAACCGAACAGGTGTTTATATCAGAGTACCAAGCTCCAAAAGATATAAAAGTTGTAATGGCGATAAATAAAAAAACGCGATTAAGCCAGAAGGGGACGACGAACGCCCCTCCAGAGAAATTGTTTCATTGGAAAGGCTTATCGCTCAACAGCCTGCCGAAGTAAGTACGTGATCACATCCGCTTGACTACCTCCCGACTTCTTAGCCAGTTCTTTAAGGATAGCCACTACCTCAGGCTCGAGGCGTACCGATACGTTTAGGTTACGTCTAGGCTTCTTAGGCAGGTCTAGCCTCATAATCACACTATAGCATACCATATTGTATGGCACAATATACTTGACATTAGGTAATGCATCGTGCTATTCTGTGATTATAGGGAGGTAATATGGAAGCGGTAGAGATGGAATTTGAGTTAGTCGTTCCTGGGACGGGGGACATCCTTAATATCCGCGCCGTCATATCAGGACTCAGCCGGAGCGACGCCTTTGTCGTCTGTGACGGCTACGAGCTTCATATACGGAACTTAAAGGACGATATCCAAGCGCTAGTCTGGAAAACCGTCGCCGTTAAGGCGGCACTGGGGGATGTATGAAGTACGTTAGCACGTTCTTAATCCTGTTCGGCCTATATGGCTGCGGTCGTATCGAGTGCAACGGCGAGGTCACTACCTGCGTAGGCATCACCGGCGATGTTGGAGGCTCCGCCGCCCCTTCGGATAAGAAGGGGGAGGAGCAGGCAAAGCCGTCAACAGGCGCCGTAGGTGCCGTGGTCATTACGCCCACCTCCCCAGCGCCGAGGCAACTCGTGCGTTCTGTCGCCTGCGATGCCAACACCGATAGCTCGTACATTCCCTATAACTACCGCCGCGTGAGGTATTGGGTGAGTGAATACTCTGATAACACGCTAGAGGTCCGCGCCTTCATCCACCACCCACACCAGAGCGAGAAGGAGGCAGTCATCTCATCTGCGAGCTCGCGGTATGCGACAGGTCTTATCACATTAGACGCCTTTCTTACTGGCAATTCTAAGTGGGAGATCTCGATGGTGAGGGGAGGCCTCCAAGACCGCGTTCTACACGTTAATTATTACGAAGGCTCGAATCTAAGGTACTCACACGATTGGGACCCCCAGGTCTGCATAGTTCAATAATTGGAGGTTATATGAGTGACAAATATATCTACCGCATGCCACAGGCAGAATTTATCAAACGACAAATTGAGACGTGGATTAAGCTCCAAACGGAGTCGGGCACCGTCTTAGATCGCGGACTCCTCTTCAATCTCAAGACCGCTATCGCCTGTCTCGAGCGTGCCACGACTGGACATACCGATGCGGATAAGTAGTCATCACAAAAGGGGGGCAAGAATGGGTGTCTTATCCTCCATAATTGCCCCCCTATCCATTCTAGCTATCCTTGTGCTAGGGAGCTGCGCCAACGCACGCGCGGGCTCTGGAGCTCGAGCGGAGCTCGTCCCTGGCCCGTCCCTCGACTATACGTGCGTCATCATCCGCGATGAGGAGGATAAGGCTGTAGGGGGGAACTGTTTTAAGCGCTAGTCAATGAAGCGCTTACTGATATGCAGTGCGCCACTAAATAAATGCTGAAAAAATTCATTTTATAAGTGTTGATTTAGGCATGCTCCAATGATCTACCCCATGCGCCCTTAGCTCAGCATAGAGCTCCTCCACCGTCCTCACCACAACCCACCTATGCCCGTAGTGCGCGAGCTCCCTACCCCAAGCCCCCTGCTCAGGGCTCGGGCAGCCTTTGGGGCCCTTAAGCTCGATATGGATCATACGCCCGTTAGGTAGGAAGATCTGGAGGTCACTCATCCCCTCCATCTCCACGTTGCGGCGCATCGACCAGCTCTGGCCGAGCCTTAGGGGGACGCCCGTCGTATGGAGACGGCGGTAGGTGAGTACGCCCACTTGTCGTAATGGGTCGAGGACGGCCTTACACTGCACGAGGAGCTCGGCTTCGGTTGTAGGGAGAAAATTGATGCTAATCCTCTCAATAAATGTAAAACCATAGCATGGTTGATGACATTAACTTATCCCCCACAGAAATCGATTCTCTAAAAGAGTCTCTCGAAACTAATTCGAAAAAATTAGAAACTGGTTGTTGGATATACCCATTCAACGCCGATGTTAAAAAATACCCCTCAATTTCTATCCGAGGAAAAAGGTGGAAACTTTCAAGACTTTCTTATGTTCTTTATTACAGTGCCTTCGATTCCTGTCTCTTCGTTTTACATATCTGTGACACGCCCGCTTGTATTAATCCCATCCATCTTAGGGTTGGAACTCAAAAACAAAACATGTCTGACTGCGCAAAGAAAAACCGTTTAAATCACTCAGGATCGATTTATAAAATCATTACTACCACTCATGCCAATAACCAAAAACCAACAGCAAATAACTCGGTGCCTACTCCTATTCGGGCCAATCTAAAAGCATCTTAGGCGTCACATCGTCCTCAAGCGCCCAGCCCTCGGACATAAGGCACGCCTCCTCGCCGTTATGCTCCCACGTCTCGAGCCCCGCGCGCTCTAACGCACAGATGAACTCACGCAGAGCGACGTCCCACTCCACCTCCTTTTTGTAACGCGCGTAGATAGATCGGATGTCCCAGCGCCAGAGTAGTGTGTTAGCTCGGGTTGGCCGGACGGCTATGCGACGCAGTAGCCACTCATCTGGGGTCCAAAGCTGTCTCATCTATGCTACAATCTCCTTTGTTCCCGAATTGTTACTTCGATGTAACCAGATCGGTTACTGATCAATTTTTCAATCATTCCATTAATGTATCCAATGTTACCGATTTTTCGCCAATTTTAACTTTTAAGAAAAAATCTTTATTATATAAGTATAGAGAGTAGGGTGTTACCGAAACTTCGAGTAACGACGAACCCAAAGCTTCATTGTCCTTTCTCCCTTTCTCACCGTCCGGCGGCTCCATCCGAGTTGTCGGAATATCCGCCCTAACCTCCGGTATTCACGAGCTGTCCATCTATCTGAGCTAAGTTGTATTGCGTCACGTAAGACATCGGTACTTTTCACCTCATCTTTCCCTATTATGTATTCCTGGACCATTTCCTCCCACAAATCAGATTCAACCCGAGCGTCCTGCTCGAGCTTGGCAGCGTCCCAAGGTACCTCATGCCACGACTCGCCGCTTTTATAGCGGTGGACGGCCTCAGCGAAGAGCTGCTCGCGATCGCGGGCTATCTCATCAAGTTTGAACTCATCAACCCGTATAGGCCAGAAGCGGCGGTTACCGGTGGGATCTTTGAGGTAGTTGTCATCGTTCGTAGTGCCAACGAATACACAGCTCCGAGGGAAACTCTGAGTCATCCTGCCGTAGGGAGGGCGGAAGCGGTCTACGCCCATTGAGAGAATTTTCTTAATAGTGTTGGCTTCGACCTTACTAAACGCGTCGAGCTCAGAGATCTCGATAACCATTTTCCCCTGAAGAGAGAGAGGAAAATCCTTAGACTGGATAGATTCATACGATTCCCCATACCACTCCCCTCCTACGATACTTAGCATCCTGGATTTTCCTATTCCTTGAGTCCCTTCGAGGATGACCATGTTATCGAGCTTACATCCGGGCGAGTAGACCCGAGCTACAAGACTTAGCCAGAAGTTGTGCGCTATCGCTTTAGAGTATTCCGAATCTTCAGCGCCGCAGTAGTAATTAAAAAAAGCGCTCATTCGCTCTTGTCCATCCCAGCTAACCCAGTCGAGCCATTCCTTTGGTTCGTTTTTCTTATTGCGTAGCGCGAGCTCGTTTACCGCGAAGGCGACTAGGTTGTCTGGGACTTTGATTAGCTCTGTATAACGCTGAAGAATACAAGTTAAATTGCTTGTATCTTTATCAGACCAATCTTGGACCGTGGAATCATTCCAATTAGTCCTGATTTTCTGATGAAACTCATCGAACCAAATCTTGCCGCTCGTCTTAGACCAATTCTCCAAAAGTCGTAGAACATTGTCCACATTGTGAATAGCTCGACCCTTATCAGAAACGATAAGATTTTGTCTGGCTTCATAGAGCGTAATGTCGTAAGTCTCTTCGACTGCGGAGTATCTAAGAACACCGTTTGCTAGCATAATTAAGTCAGACTCAGAAAGAGGAGGATTACATCTTCCATTTAGATTACGTAGAGCAGAAAGGATTTCATCCGCCTTCCAGTTCCGTGCCCTCATAAAGCCAGCTTCGCGGAATAATTGAGGACGACGCATACCTTGAGGGATCTCTCCCTCTACCGGCATAAGGATGCGGTTATTTACTTTTTGCCAAATCTTCTGAGTTTCTGGATCTGCCGCGCGAATAGTATGCAGGTGAAAATCCGGGAGATCCAAAATCTCACTTTTGAATAGCGGAAACTTCTCTCTCAATGGAAGATATGGCTTCTTAGTTACATCATGGATCGTGGGAGGCATCGCCACATAAGAGCCATCACTCTTAAGTGTCACTCCCTTTTCGATCAGTAGACCGTTTTTTATTTGGATGTCGCCAGGTCTAAAAAATACGTGGTGATTATCTGAGCCGGTTTTTGTGATGTAGGTATCAAACCCATTGATAAAGTCAGCTCTACAGCCATCGTCATAGTCAACGTCGAGAGCGATGACGTTATTAATCTTTCCGAGCGGAAGGCCGATGCCGTAAAGAGTTCCATTCCAGACTTTATCTACGTCATCTATCGTTCGAACGGGATTGCGTAGCCCGCCGAGATCTTCTCCCTTACGAGCAGCACGTTTAGTCTCTGGCACAAGAGGCATGATCCCATAGCCGGCCTCGACGTAGGCGTACGCCCACGTCTTGATATCAAGATTAGACATTGCTTATTTACCTCCACTATTTTTTTCTTGCGACCAGACTGACGCGTTGCTACGGTAGGCTGGCTGTTATTTAAGAGATCCGACTTTAGGCGGCCCTAGGGACAATCGTCAACTAGGGCCGTTTGCGTTCACGTAGCTATTGTGCTACAGATTTCTCGACGGAAAAGCTATGTACGGGTCAACGCCCCAGAGAACTAAAACGCCTCTTGGGGCGTTGACTTTTATAGATGTTACATCGATAACCGTTATCCATGGATTCCGTACATAATCCATACTCGTCGACAGACGACAGGGCTGACCGGTCAATCCCAACAGCCTCACTTCAGATCTACGACCATATCAACTCAACTCTAGCCCGCGCTGACTCGACTCATATTAACCGGGCGAGCAGCGCTTCCATGTGCGTGAAACGCAGGTGGTATCAGGGGAGGGGGATTAAAGGTGAGGCGACTAACCCGCGCAAGATAATGAACTTCGCTCTAGGGGATCTCACCGAGCGAGTCCTCCTGTCATTTATTAAGGACGGGCTCGTTGGCGAAGGGAAGCTCTATAAGAAAGTCGATTTAGGAAAGCGGCTCGGTTCTCTCATCGTCCAGGGCCGCGAGATAGACATCCACGAGCAGGAGGAACTTAAAGTAGAAGAAGATGGACTACCTCTCATAACAGCCCATGCCGATGGATTCGGACTTCGCAATGCGGATAATAAATGGGAGCTTATCGAAATCAAAAGTGCTGCGGACTACGGCTTTAAAGAGTTCCAAAAGGTGGGTGCCAAGGATTATCTTAAACAGGCGATGACAGTGTTAAGCACCACGAAGGCCAGAACACTGGAGGCGAAAGAAGTTCGCTTTTTCTTTTTGAGAAAGAGCACGGGACACATTTGGGATAAGTTTGAGCCTTTTGATGCTGCCTTGTGGAGTTCTGTCCGCACTGAATTTCTAACCGCAAGCTCCGAAACAGAACCATCCGCCCCATACGCAGCCTATGAGGTAAAGGGGCGGAAGCTCCTCTCCTTTCCTTGTGCGGGATACTGCCCTTACACTAAGGTTTGCCAAGGTAACTACGACATAGAATGGAAAGTAGACCAGTGGGGTCATTATCGTCCGACCTATGTCATCACAAAGGAAAAATCACATGTTCTACCCGCTCCCAACGAATGGTAACGCCCATAGTGGCAAAGCATTCATCTCACTTAAAAACGACGGGGACTCGATTAAGGGCGTCTTCAGAGGCGAGCCCCATTTGTTCCGCCAGCACTGGACGAATACCCCTCAAGGAAAACGATCCGTGGATTGTGTGGGCGTTGAGTGTGCTGTCTGTAAAACAGGGGATAAGTCAAAGTTCAAATTTAGATGTAACTTCGTCACCCTAGAGAACGGCGCATATGTAGCCAAAATCTACGAAGGGGGAAAGACTATCTATGATTCGCTTGCAGATATCGCGAAAGAGTACGGACCGGATAAAATGTCCGGAGTTCTCCTAAAGATCACCCGCAAGGGTCAGGGGATGGACACTAGCTACTCGGTAGTTGTAGCTCCTCCGAGCGCGCAGCCTAACTCTGTTGAACTAGATGCAATAGCCGCAGTAGGGCTTAATGGCCTTGAATAATTTATCCCTCCGGGGCGCGGTGATTAATCCGCTGCGGAATGTGGGGTAAACAAGCTAACCTGTCCGGCATGGCTTGGTACGCCACCCTTGCCGGGCAGGAGCACTTCACAAGATGGAATGAAAATGGATAAAGAAGAATATAAAAAAGAGGTAATTGAAATAATGTTCGTAGGTCTTAATCTCCCTATGGAAGCAGATCCGCTGATAAGAGAACGGGCCACGGGATTATTCTCGACTTTGATTGATCGTTCTTTTGATATTGGGTACTCGTTTCGAGCGCTGGAGGCTCTTAAAGCAAAAGGAATTTCTCTCGATATGAATAACTCAGATGTGAACTGAATGTGCAGGATAACAACTCAATAAAAGTACGTCTCAAGCTCCGAGACAAGACAGTTTGGATTAATCACTCAGAGCCGTGTGCATATTGCGGTGGAAGTGGGATTTTTAATTTGGGACCGTTCGAAAATGAGACGTGCCGTAATTGCGAGGGGAGCGGGGCCATGACTCGATATCAAGAAATGGAGACAAAATGAACATCAATCATTTAACCATTGGCCAATTAAAAGAAATTCGGGGATGGTGATGAGTAAAAAAATTGAGGAGCTAACGCCAGAGCAAACGGAGCGTTTCCCTGAGTTTGCTGACAAGTGGTTAAAGATTGGATTGTCTACCACACCAGCCGATAGAGATGTAGCGGAAGCTGCGCTAAGACGTTGCTATCAAATTGCAGGGCTTGATCAGCCGAAACAAATTATCTGGACTACTTCACCGCTTGCCGGATGTGTGCTCGTAGGAATTCTAAAAAACGAAAAGCTAATGAGGAAAATCCTAGCGAGCATTTCTACAAAAGCGACGGTGACTAAAGTCGGGGATTCCGTGTGGGATTCCGTGAGGGCTTCCGTGGGGGCTTCCGTGTGGGATTCCGTGGGGGCTTCCGTGAGGGCTTCCGTGTGGGCTTCCGTGTGGGATTCCGTGTGGGATTCCGTGAGGGCTTCCGTGTGGGCTTCCGTGTGGGATTCCGTGTGGGATTCCGTGAGGGCTTCCGTGGGGGATTCCGTGTGGGATTCTGTGTGGGATTCCGTGAGGGCTTCCGTGGGGGATTCCGTGAGGGCTTCCGTGGGGGCTTCCGTGTGGGATTCTGTGGGGGCTTCCGTGTGGGATTCTGTGGGGGCTTCCGTGAGGGCTTCCGTGGTGGATTCCGTGTGGGATTCTGTGGGGGATTCGTATAAAGAGAATTTTAATCCTTACTATCGTTACTTAGGACAATTCGACGCAGGGTATTTAGGATGGTGTGACTTTTTTCGTGAGGTTTGTAACCTTGTTGAACAAACGGAAAAAGCTGTCCCGCTTTCAGATCTAACTAAGCATTCGTCTTGGGTATACCCGTATCGAAATATTGCGGTTCTTAGTGAGAAACCGGAAATAATAAAGGTCAATGCTGCCGGGAAAATACATTGTGATAGTGGCCCTTGTGTCCGCTACCGGGATGGGTTTTCCGTGTACGGACTAAACGGCGTAAGAGTCACACAAGAGATTGTAGAAACCCCGAGCGATCAGCTTAGTGCTGCGCTTATCCTCACTGAAAAAAATGCCGAAATACGCCGGGAGATAGTGAGAAAAATTGGCACCGAAAGATTGTGCCGAGATCTAAACGCACAAAGTATCGATAAAGAAGGTACCTACGAATTACTGTTACTCGATCTGAAAGACGGTAGACATAGGCCGTATCTTAAAATGAAAAATCCATCGATCGATACGTGGCACGTCGAAGGGGTGCATCCAGATTGCAAGACGGTGGATCAGGCATTAGCCTGGCGCAACGGTGTGGACGTTTACAAATCCCCAGAGATTTTAACTTAAGGAAAGGAAGTAAAAATGCTTATCCAGCAAGGTGATGTGTTGTTTCACGCAGAGACAATTCCAAGCGGCGACTTAAAACCTATCCAATCACCCATCGTGCAACACGGGGAGGCGACTGGACACGCTCACCGCCTTTACGGTGGAGAGTATGAGTTTGTAACTCACATTAAAAACAAGACGAGACATTTGCGAGTTGTAACGCCAGTGATGCTTAGGCATGAGGAGCACAAACCTATCGAAATCCCCCCCGGAGAATATCGCATAGGTATTGTACGTGAGTACGATCACTTAGAAGAAGAAGCCAGAGAGGTAAGAGACTAGTGTGGCTAGTGCTAGCAGAATCAACGGACTCGATCTCTTCTCCGGTGGAGGATGGGTCAGTGAAGCCTTGGCACCGTGGGTCCGGCCCGTTGCCTATTGTGAGAACGACGATTTCGCTCAAAGATTGTTGCTATCACGCATGTATCGGGGAGAGATATTCCAAGCTCCACTCTGGGACGACGTTACAACTCTTCGCGGAGGTTTGCTCCCAGTGCGTCCAGACATCATTTACGGAGGATTCCCATGCACCGACATCAGCCTTGCTGGAGCTCGCCGCGGCTTGGGCGGCAGGCAGTCGTCGCTATTCTGGGAGATTGTCAGGCTTACGGAAGAGATTCGCCCGTCGTTTGTGTTCGTCGAAAATGTATGGCCTGGTGTTAGAAAGTTTATCAAGACGATCCGAGATTCGTTTGAGGGACTATCCTACAAAGTCAGAGACGGTCATCTCGCCGCATCCGATGTCGGTCTACCGCATCAACGAAAGAGATGGTTCCTGCTTGCCCACTCTGCTCACGCCTTGCGCGAACGAAGGCGGATACAATCAGGGTGGAGCAGCGGGGAGAGTAGGAAGAAAACGGTACACATTATCGGCAATGTGGAGGAAGGGCCTTATACCGCCACCGACAGCGAGAGACTATCGCCATGCGGGATACAAAAGCGACTTGAAGCGGAACAGTCCGAACTTGCCGGCGCTATGGAAAGAAACGACTGGCACGCAATGTCCAGCATCTTTCATCGAGTGGATCATGGGCACAAGTTTCGGAACAAGCGCATTAGAACCTTGGGCAATAGCTGTCCGTGGATGCAATACAGGACGGCGTTTAGGAGGTTGATGGGGATATAAGGGAATAGGTAGGTACATGATGGCTTTTATTTTGAGGAGAAAAAAGAAATGCCAGACCAACTAACACCTGAAGAAACACTCGACTACTACAAGCGCCTAGCGGAGCAACAAACGAAACTATTAGAGTATTGGCATAAGGTCTATGCGTTGTGGAGGGGATACGCGGAGAGGACCGATGAGAGGCTAAGGGAGCTTCCACCAGTCGTAACTGTTATAGAGATAAAAGGCGACTACCAAGAGACGATGCAAAAAGACTCTGAGTTAAAACCATGAGACAATGCCCCATGTGGCAGACCGCTATACCCCCGAACACAAGCTATGGTTCGCCGTACTGGATAAGTACATCTCCGAGATCCACTTCTCTTATGGCATCAAGCACCTTAGGCACCGCAGAGAAGAGTTCTCCGCAGGGGGGATCGAGGCTATATGCTTCACCCTGGATATCGAGTTTGGACAGCTCCGCAAGCACGTAGAGGGGGTGCTAGATCGTAAAGTTGAGCAGGTGAGGGTAATAGAGAAGATGGAGATAGAGCTATCATCCCTGGAACGATCTCCAGTCGGGCGGTTTGAGCATGGTGACAGAATAGAGTTCCTTAAAAACGAAATAAGCCGAATAAAGGCAAAGGGGGTATCAGATGGAAGCTGGCAGCGAATACACGACAATGACAGACCGGAATAGGTGGATGTTCGAAAAGATAACTATGCTGCAGGAGCTAGTGAAAACTAAAGAGCTAGAGATCGTTCAGCTTATGGTCACCATCGAAGAACTAAACGATTATATCGCTAGAGACGCCCGTGATAGAATGGCGGAATGTTCTCCGGCAAAATTGACGCAAGCGTAAACAATATCCTTCCTACATTCTCAACCGGTGCGGGAAGCCTTATCATCTCTGGTTCCCACGCCGGGATGAAGATAAAGATCGAGAACACCACCACTAGCCGCATCGTCGCTTGGATAGGGAGGCTCGAGTCGGGAGCTCCTGCTTCTGGCTCTAACGAGGTCTATATCCTCCCCAAAGGGGGCATCACCCTAGATGAGCAGCACATAGGGAGAAATTCCAAGGTATTCATCCGTACCGACGATGGCACTACGGCCATTACTGGGGTAGTTACCGCAACCATCTGGGGGTTATAAATGTCTTCAACTTCAGTTATCGAGGTCGCATCAACAGGCAGTGGTGGTGGGGACATACAAGATCTTCTTGATTTCCTAGGCGCTGGAGCTGCCCAGCACTTTAAGTCCACTACTACGACTACCCCTGGAGTAGCTCAAACCCTTATCTCAGAAACCGTTCCAGCTGGAAAAACTTGGTATCTTCACACCGCTCGGATTTCCAGTAGAATGGATATTAAGTGGGAAGTAAAAGTAGCTGGGGCAGTCGCCGCGTCTGGCAGAAGTGGGGCCGGTCACCCGGACTCACCTCATCAATGGCATCCAGCTAAATCCGTAGCCGCATCCACCCTTATTACCGTAGAGATATTATCTAGGTCGGGTCAGCCAGTGGCCGATGTGGAAGCGTACTTGTCAGCTGCGGAAGTCTAAAACCCCATAACAAAGGAGCATCTCGATGGCCGACGAACGAGAAGTATTCACGATACTTGAGGACTCTAGCACCGGCGCTGGGCATGGACTACATAAGCGCGTTGAAGGCGATGCCGTCTCTGGAAGTAAGGAACACGGCGTTCTGCCTTCTAAGGACTCCGCCGGAAACTTCCAGCATATTCCCTATCGAAGCGCTGGAGACACAGCCTCCCCCGGTACGCCTGGGTTAGGCTATAAGAACCTAGCCGGTAACCTCCAGTATGCGAACGTGCGAGATGAAGGCCAGGCCCCTGGTGATGAGAACGTCCCAGCGCTAGTCGCCAAAGATCAATCTGGGAACCTGCAATTTCTCGAGGTGAACGCGAGCGGCGAATTGCTTGTGGATATCACCCCCGGAACTCCAGTAGATGCCAGAGGGTTAGTCCTTGCCACACTTGCATCTTACGTGACTGTCGCCACCCTGACCCTAGTGGCATCGACGGCCTATTCTGAAATAGACGCTATCGGTTCCAGCACGTTTCCTGTCGCGTGGAAGCTGGAGCAGGTAGACGATATGACCACCACCATTGTGGCTGAAGGAATCTCCGGGCCTGGCATGTTCACGGTAAACTTTCTACCTAAGAACATCAGCCGGACGGCTGGAGCTTCTGGTACCCAGCAGCTAAAGCTCTCTGGGAAACAGCTCACCGGAGCGGCCTCAGATCTCCACGGGATCGTGAGCGCGCTTAGAGCCTAATGAAGTCTTGTTGTGAGAAAGAGGGGGGTGAGAGATCGCTCCCCTCTTTACTAGAAGATGAATTTAAGAACTTGGTTCTTACCAGAATAGGCTGCCCGCTCTGTAAACAAAGATCCGGATTTGATGCATTGAACAATTCATTTATGTCAGTATGTAAGATTTGTGGAATGCGTATGCATTTGAAAAACGTCGAAGGGAAGTGGATACTATCACTCACTAGCGGAAAATGAATGGCAGACGAAACCCCAGAATTTGAGATATCAGAAGACGTCAACACTCAGCTTGACGCCAAGATTAAGGGCCACGACGGTGTTCACCATGCCGATGTTTTTCTTGAAGATGGTGTTCGTAAACTGCAGACAAACGCAACAGCCACCGTTGAGTCCCTCTTCGGGGAGGCTGTATTACCATTCACCGCGATTCGGATTCTAACTGTCGGAGCCAACACAAATACCATTCGAGTTCAAATTCCAGACGATTCGGTAGATGTGACCACGACCAAAACGGCTTCGGAAGTAACGCTAAATGACCTGGCTAAGAAAGTTAGAGATAATCTAAATGCTGCTAGCAGTTTCAATACTCTCTACAAGGCTTCCGTACCTAGAGATAGTAACCTGGTTTGTATAGAAGCCCTGCTAATACAGACGCGTCGTCCTGACTCTGGCGACGTTGTCGTGACATCCACCGGCACGATCACATTTACTTTGGTTTGGGACACGATACTAGACCAGTCCCTAGCACTCGCACTGTTCCCACATCCTAAGGATTGCACAAAGGGAACTATCTCGGTAGTCGGAGAGATTAACGTCCTAGCCTCTGGAAGACCACCCAAAAGGATATTGCTACATAACTCCACTGCTAGCCCAGACATGAGTATCAACGGGTCTGTTACCCCGGTTGTATTTAAGCTGTCTAATAACGCTAGCTATGACTCGACTAGAGATATGATAGTAACAGAGCTCAGGTTTGAGGCTACAGCCAACACAATGACTATGGGTAGCCAGAAGTATGTCGGAATAAATGCCATAACAGTCGGACACCTATTCGAAATTCGTTCGGATGGAAATTTAGAATACAACGAAAACATGAAAAACCTTACCGACGTATTTCACTCGTTCGCATTCGGGGAGGGATCTAAATTCCAACTGGAGATTGGCTCAGGAGATGATTCTCTAGTGGCTGTGTTCGCAAGACCATTTTTCATTAGAAAAGCCGGGACCTTTGGAACGCCGGACGACATTACCGTGACAGTGAGAGATGATTTATCATCCACCCAGATAGTCAAACTTCAGGTTGCGGCGGTGGGATTTTTTGAGGAATAGATGCTTATTAATATAGACAAACTAACAATGGCTGGTAGTAGCTTCGGAGTAGCGGAGGATTTCGCATCCATCTCTGGAACGTCCGAGTTCCCGTTGCTATTACTTAAAAATCCTAGTGGTAGCGGTCGGTCCTTACTTCTGACTCATTTTAACTTCGCGGTAGATTCCTCGGTAACCCGATCCTGCTTCAGGGTGTACGGAGCGCCCACAATTACATCTGATGGAACTTCGGTGACGATAAGAAGTAACCTCATTGGCGGTTCCGGTTCTGTGGCCCAGGCATATAAGAACCCTACTATCTCAGCTAACGGCGGGCTTCTTTCTACGATCCTGCTACCAACGAATCATTTGAGTAATGGACAGAATAGGATTATCTCAGTACCAGCCGGGCAGAATTTTCTCATAACCGTGAAGAACGACATTACTAACGTAAGCGTGTTTTCACACCTCTATTGGGTTGAACTATGATTCAAACACTAACCCATTACGCGAGCCTTGCTATAGCCGCACCAGTCAATGATTTAGATGTAGTACCCCCAGCTAACCAGACGTACGTTATCAAAGGCATCTCTTACGCGATCCCACAGAACAACCTATCTAGGATAGCTATCTATTGGGATGGTTCTGCAATATCGAACATAAAAGACGCTTCGTATAACTCTAAGTTTGTGTCGCTGGAAATGCCGATCCAAGGCAATGGTGTAAAGGTCTTAAAACTGAGGTTAGACAACACCTCTGGCCTTACTGCAGTAGTAATGGGAGTGACTGTTTACTACGAGAAGAACGGATAACTAGTATAATCTAAAAATGGAGAGGGGACTCTATGGACGACGCTACCATCGCGGCGGTGACTGGAGTTATATCTTCGATATTCTCCGCAGGGGTCTCTCACGGTATTATGAAAGTTAAGATAGAGCGGGTTGAAAAGGATTTAGAAGAGTGCAGAGCGAAGTCTGAGAAATTCGTCACGATCGATCACTTCTCTGATGTGATAGAGCCTCTAAAGAGAGGAATTGAAATAGTCCAGAAGGACATAAAACAACTCCTCTCTATATCATCGAAGCATCCTACTCAGTCTTCAGACTAGGCGGACAGAAGCTACCACTACAAGCCGAGAAGGCTCTGTTCGCGTTGGCCAACGCTTCTGGCTTATTCTCTGCGTTGGCTATGGCTTCGATGGCAGCTCGGATAGCTACCCAGATCTCCGAAGGCACCCAAGCCAGCTTCTCCATTAACCAAGGAAGTCCCATCTTAATTGCAAGGTCCAAAAGGATTTTTATCCACCAGCTCATAGTGATTCTCCTTATTCACAGACAGCGTTATAGATTTTAGGAGCAAGCCAAGGCGCTAGCGCCCTGTCCATGACGAACTCGACGCCCATGCCGAGGGGAGAGCAGATGAAGAACGTCCCAGCTCCATATGTGGCAACGGAGCAGGTAATAACCGTCGTCCAGTATGCGACCACCGGTGCAACGCCTCGGTACTGGCTGTCGTGAACGAAGTGGAGCGTAAACTCGTCTAGCCCGTACTCACAAGGCTTAAAGACCACACGCAGGCCGTGGTTAAGCGTCTTGATATCCGAGAGTCTCAGCATATAGCAGAGGGTATAGCCTAGCTTCGCCTCGAGGAGCTCGTAGAAGATTGCTATCTCATCAGACAGCGGATCGAAATCTCCGATGTCCCTATACGGCGTCTCGGCTAACTCGATTAGCTTCCCATCAAACGCTCGCCATTTCGCTTTTAAGAGCTCGGCCTCCTGGTGGAACCCCTTTCGATGGAGGTTAAGAGCACCTATCTTAATCATCGCCCGCAATGCCGTGTTACTTCGCTTTGCGATAGCTAGCACGTTGCCTCTGGATAACTCGTCTGAAATCTTCTGCGCCAGTCTTCGGTGTCTACTAGTTATGGTCGGAACTCCCTCCCCATGGATCTCCTTGTACTCGGAAGATGATTCAATGTCGTTAGACGCGAAGCTTGAAAGGCAGAATACTGCCATAAGAATCATTACGCTTTTCATTCTTTTCTCCTTTACGCCTTTTTGAATAAGGCGATTAGTTCGGATAGCTCAATAGCCACATGGATAGCAGACTCAATCCCCTCTTCGACTTTGTCGTTTGGGAGATCGAAGTTTTCAGAGACGTAAGCCTTCAGCGCGTCCCTGTCCTCTGGAGTGGCTGCAGAGAGCTCCGTTAAAACTTTGGCAACGTCCTTAATCCCAGCAGGCACCGCTTTAGCCGCGGTAACACACTCGCTTAGGTCCCCTAGGGAAAAGCCGTCCTCGAGGGAGGCAATAAGTTCGCCGGCTTTAAGGCCCATATAGACCAGCTCTTTTGTTTCCTTCATGTCCATTTGAGAGTCTCCTTGTATGGTGTAGTTAAATTATACCGTATGTAAGAAAATTCGATTTATTCATTTCGACGTATTTATTCGATCCGTCCTTTTGCTTAATGCCCATCCACTGGGCTTGAGTAATCCCACGGGGGAGTGAAGAGACGGGCCTGCTATCAAAATGAAATCCGATAGGCTCAGAGCACTCGGTGTGCAGAACGTAGGGGTAGATCCCAAAGCCTGAGAATGGGAACCTAAAGGCAGCGAGGATTAGGTCCATCCTAGTCGTGTCCTTCTTATCTATTATCACGTCTACGGCATTCCCAGAGTAGTGCCAAGAGCGCGGGCTATGCTTCCCTTGAGTACCACACGTCACGTAGATGGGTCTATCGATGTACTCTCGGTAGCAGTCGAGTAGCCAGATAAGCTGGAAGTTCATCTTGGATGAATCACCCCACGCATCATCTCGCGTGAAGTGCTTTAGCTGATCCCAGTCTTGATCAGTCATGCGCCTCGCTGGCCTATGGCTAGGAAACTAAATCTACCATTTGTAGCACTGGAAAATTCGTCTCTCAGCCTAATAACAGATAGGCTCGCACTTGATGCACCAACGTCATACTGCAAGAATCTTACGACGGCATCAGATTGCGTCACTATAACTGCAGGCTGATCAACAAAAGCAGCGGAATAGGTTATCTCGTAATTTCCAGTAGATGTATTAGAGGCAGAAAAACCTTCCCCATTAAAGGTGGTCCCCCCTGAATTAACGATTCCTCTCACTATCATCAACCCATGAGTCGAAGGATTAGCAGATACCACAATAGGATGGTCTGTCCCGGTCGTGAAATCCCTAACATCCACAGTCCTTTCGGTGCGTCTTCTTAGTTTCACCGGCGAGCCAGTGTCGTTCCCTAGCTCGATCAGTAAATCGACAGTGGCGTTACCTGTCGTTCTCCAATTACCAAGTACCTTATTCAGAAAAACCTTTAGCCCAGTCATGGTCTAAACCCCGTATTGTAGGTAAACATAGAAATCGTCCACATCACCAGCTTGTGCGGTTACGATATCAAGCCTAAGAATATCCCCAGTCACTAACCCAGTGTACGAAACCACTCCGTTGGTAGATATAGCGTAGCTACCCGACGCAAACCCAATGCTAGGCCTTGTTGAGAATATAGACGAAAATGCACCCCCCCCAGCAGCAGATCTCTGGACGTCGATCTCTAAGGTGCCAGATGTACCAGCTGTGTGGATGAATAATCGAGCGTTAGTAGGGGAGAGCGTAATATTGTACGGTATTCTTACCACACACAAATTCGTAGATGGGGTAGTTACGTTGTAACCAGGTCCTTGAACGCCTAGGACTAAGGGAGGTGGAGTGGCTACGCTTGCCTGAAGCGAGACGATTCTACTTTCATGATCATCAAAATTATCCTTGGTCAGGGTCCATAGCTCCTGCTTAACTGGCTTCCCTGCGACTATGTCGGCTGAAGTAAGTGGTGTGAAGGCCATATTCTTACCAGATTAGATTCGTCCCAAAGGTTTCTGCGTCGTTAGACTGCATGCCATACGTGTCAGTGATGTACCCATTGTAAGCCCGAGTCCTCGTGTCTGCACTCGAAAAGTCTACTGCGGTATTGAGGGTGATGATAGCTACCCTTGAGAAGGCATTCCCAAGGTCCTCCATCTCAGCGTTCACGTCTAGCCCATTTTGCTTTACGAACCGCATTAGAGCTATCTTTCTAGTGTCCGTACTCCCATACCTCTCGTAGAGCTTCTCGTGGAGGAGTTCCACCTTGTCAGTCACCTGGAGCCTTGCTATCTGAAGCTTCGTCTTTATCTTCACTATGGACGTCGCAACGCCTAGCACAAACGCCCAGCGGCTTGCGTAAGTAGCTGCATCAGACGCCGAGATTATCGCCGTCTCCATCGTAAACTCATTATTCGTCTTAGCTAAGAACTCGCCATCATCACTATCGGCTGATGAGACGGCGAATGAATTATCATCGGCGTCTGGGTCGTACTCTTTAAATAGATATTGAATATTAGCCGTCTTAGCTATCTTGTCAGACTGCGAGGTGACGGCAAAATTCAGAATGTCTAGCTCCTCTAGCTTTGTCGCAGAGGAGAGTCTTTCTGGTGAAAGGATTATGTACTCAAGCTGAAAGTCCTCATTTTGGACCAGGGAACCGAAGACGCTCTTATTCACCCGCTCGATTGTGTCTCTGTAGTTAGGAATGGATCTTTGATTGTATTCTTTCGGTACAACCATTCCCAAAGTGAATTGATTATCTATGTCCGAAGCGGTGAAGCTAGCGGTGTTTAGAATAGAACTAAGACCCGCTCTGGTTAATAGATCTTTTGCTATCCCGCCTGCGGTCTTAAGTAGTGCTCCAGTGGTTAGGCCGTTAGTGGTCACTCCAAGCGCGCTACAGGATAGGACGGTAGTTCCTTCTTTGTATATCAGCGGATCCCTATAAAGGTTAGATGTACTTGTGGAGGTGTATGTCGCCGCTGTCCTAAGGGTTAAGGCGGTATCACTCTCAATAGATAAAACCTCGAACCAGTCGGATTGACCATTGGCCTTAATCCAAGTCGTAGGGCTAAGGTCTTTTTTGAAATGCGTTCCAATCCCCGTTATCGCTCTAGACGTGTTAGTAAACGTCACCGACGTACCAGTGAGCTTAAGCTCTGGGGCTATATTAAACTCGGCTAGGTTGTTGAGTAGCAGCGTCCCGGCTGATGCCGTGTAGGTGTAATCCCTAGTCCTTGTAAGCTCTCTGTCCTCTATGAACACTTCACTAATGGCTGGTCTTAAGACGACATGCCCAACAGACGGCGTGAAGCTTAAGGCTCCGGTGAGCCGTATGATATTTCCTGATACCAATTCAACTACAGAGGCTTCTGAGTTTACCAAAATATCATCACCAGCCTCTATGTCAGTCGCATCAGAAACGGTGAACTGCTGAGGGCCTGGAGCACTGACCACTGTAGTAGACGGCTCTCTTAGGGCGTGGCCCGCGATAGAGAATTTTCTGTTCGTATAACGCTTAGAATGGGATGGGTTCACTATGGCGGTAACTCCGACTTGAGTCGGTCCGCCGTAATTTTGCGTAAGTACCAGATTAGTATCGTCCGTTATCGAAGCTATTGTGCCCCTAACAAAACTGCTTCCAATTTGTATTTGATCGTTTGGGGACAGTTGCGTAAGGAAGGCGGTTCCCGTTCCGCTCACTGCAGTAGAGGCGTTTGTAGAGTTCAAAGTCCCGGTAATCGGGTACCCATTCATGACGTGATCGTAATTTATCCCCCTTACCCCTTGAGGCTTACCGTAGAGGAGACGTTGCTTGAGGGTTGAAAACGATGGGATTAGCCTCGCTCCAGACAGGCTACTTAGGTCATTAAGGGTAACGGGAGCTCTTAGCTCATTGAACGTGTCTTTAAGCTCAAAGGCTATTCTCTCTGGGCCCCATGTCTTACTAACGATTCTACCTTTGTAGATAAGTTTGGCCTCGGTAATAGGGAGGTCTCTATTCCATGAGTAGATACTGACTCGCTGGTTTTCGAACGTGAGTTTGTCGAACCTGGATGCCCAGTAGGATTGATCATTGATTAAGCGGATATTGCCCGACCCCTCTATGGCAAGACCGAACTGGTTATAGTTATCTAGCTCTACCCCAAACTCTGATGTCTCCTTTACAAGATGAATCCATTCGACATCAAATCCGGTCGATAGATCGTGAGGAGCTCTCACAGGGCCGTTTGCGAAGAAAAGCTTAAACGTGCAAACCTCTACCTTGCCGTTAGGGTTAGTCGAGTCCGATGCCCGCAAATAAATGAGGCCGTTATCCCTATCATGGAAATAGGAGGATGCGACAACGGCCCCGATACTTCCGACGGATGTTAGTGTCGTCCCGTTTTCTTCTATTGATGATATCACGGAATAGGAGAACGATACCGTATAGACAGAGCCAGAGTATAGCGTCCAGCCCATGAGTCGCTGAGACGCTTCAATGGTAGCCAGGACTAGCTTCTCACTAGCGCTTAAGGCTTGGTATTCTGAGTAGGTAGATAGAGCCATTCATCCCCTACTGAAACCATTCTACGATAAGAACCCCGCTAGATCCGGTACCACCAGTCCCTCCAGCTCCTCCAGCGGTACCGGTAGTGGCCTGGGCGGCTCCGCCTCCACCACCACCCCCACCGCCACCACCTCGACCGCCAGCTCCGGCAACGCCGTTTGATCCGGCTGCACCAGGACTACCAGAGGCGACAGAAGCTCCAGCTCCTCCGGCTCCTCCTGATCCGGCTGTCGTTTGGATACCCTCTCCGGAAAGACTATTATCCCAGCTATGAGACGGTCCGCCTCCACCGCCTCCGCCACCACCAGCCTTATCAACACCATCACCTGCTCCACCGGCTCCGAACGCTCCGCCGGACGGCGGGGTAACTGGGATTATTCCTATCGCGATATTAAGTGTGGCCCCTGCAACACCATTCGCTCCCGATGCTCCAGAGGCAGCACCGTTGCCTCCGGTTCCACCGCCACCACCGATCATAGCCCCACTGCCAGCTATTTCTGTTGCGTAGGAGCTATGAAGGTTCCCCTGAGTGCCACTGGCTGCTCCACCTGATCCTCCGGCAGTCCCTCCAGCTCCACCACTTCCACCGGTACTACCTCTCTGAGTCCCTGCGACGTTATTTCCAAACTTAAATCTAGTGCCAAAGATCGTAACCCCGCCGTTTCCACCAGCTGAAGAGCTACCTCCGCTGGTCCCGTTTCCGCCAGTCCCACCGGTTCCTCCAGTACCACCAGCTCCACCAGCTCCACCAGCTCCTATGGTAACGGCGATACTTTCTCCAGACGTTACGTCAACGGGACCGACCGAAACCATTGTCGCCATTCCACCGGCGACGCCGCCCGCTCCAGCAGATCCACCGTTACGAGCTCCTGCTCCACCGGCAGCTCCAGCTCCTCCACCACCACCAGATCCTCCACCTGCGCCTGGGCGTCCACGAACATTGGATAATTTAGTTACTCCAGCCGGAACTACAAAAGTTCCACTAGAGGTAAATGTCTGTGACATGAAAGTTTCACCGCCGCCACCGCCACTGCCACCACCTCCTAAAAACATGTTAGGCATAATAAATCTCCTCTCCTAAGAAAGCATCCAACACGCATCATCACCGTTCACGCTAGAATCGATCCAGATGTCATTTAGATTATCGGTGTCTACCGTTATCCCCTGACCTGCTCCAAGCTCGAACCCGTTCGATGCGGTGACCCCACTATTACCTACATAGATTTTTCCACTATTCCCATCTAGCGCCTTCACCACGACTCCCCTATCTACCAGAATAGATGATGCGGATAATTGAACCCTGGTCCCTGCGGTAGCTACCGTTGCCTGTCCGGTTTGAAATGTAATAGGTGGTGTTAATGATTGTGACATAAGTTTTTCTCCTTATCTTACAAATTCGACTTCGCACCAGTTTTGGTTAGCATCTGCGTTTACACCTCTGGCAGCCCCAGTGGTCTGCAGAATCCTGAAATCCACATAGTCACCACTAGCTAGAAAAACTAACGCGCTACCACCGGATCCATGCCCAGTAGAATTAGTAGTCTCTGAAATGTGCGTCCCAAGCACAGTATGAATCGTTCCGTTCTTATAGACCGTCATCTCCCACTGCTCTCCAGGGTCCCACCCCGCACCGGCAGCGGACCGACTAACTGCGGCTGCTCTATAATATCCATCCCTATTAGATGTGAACTTCCAAGCAGCGCCTGTAGTCACCCTTGAATCGGTGTCAAAAACCGACGTCTCGCAATCTAATATAGTGGCAGAGTTGTCAGGGATGCTCTGACCTGCCCCGGTTTTATACCTAGCTACTGCTCCAGAGCCCACTAAATGCTCCGCCCCAGATGAGTTTAAAAGAAACAGTTTGTGATCGCTAGATGTCTTCGTGTACGCCTTCTGTTTACTAGCCGCTGGACTACTCGGCGTACTTCCTTGATCGGTTAGTGTTGTCGGGAACGGCAACGCAACTCCGGCGTCACTGACACTCATTCTATTGACTGAGGACGTAGTGACATCGACTACGTTTGTACCGCTAGAGTAGACTCCGTGATTATGCCCATTCGAAAACGTCATAGACGGCTTAGAAACAGTCCCTGGCTGATGCTCGACCCCCATATTTCCGGAGCCGGATACGTAGAAATAATCCGAATCCACCCTAAGTTTCTCATTGCCCCCAAGGGAGAATCCCCAGACATTATCCGATACGTTATACCAGCCGCTATCTAGGTCATCCTTTCCGGTGAAACACGGTGCTCCAGCAGTTCCACCAGAACACCTAATCTGTCCGGCATGTAATTCCATCGCTTGAGTCAAAAAAGAACCGAACCGAATTGGCTGGTTAGTCACCGTAAACATATTCAGACCAGCCACGGTTGATCCCATTCCGTTAGATGTTCCAGTACGATTAATTGAATAGATTCCCCTGACTGGAGTGCCAAGGTTCGTGTTGTATAGATCAAATTGAGAATAAATACCGTCCTTTTCTATATACAACGAATCGTTCCCGTCACTGAAGGATGGGTTTGTTAGCCCGCCAGTTATAATATTCACAAGCTGTCTAGAATCGTTCGTCGAAGTGTTCACCAGAAATCTATCCACTCCAGCTGATGTGATATTCACCACGTTCCCCGCACTGGAATAAACTCCATGCGCATGTCCGTTTAGGAAAGTAATGGACGGGCTCCCTGCTGTCCCGTTTGGATGTTCTATTGGTAAACTCGTGGCGAAGTACGAACCATCTATGTCTAGCTTTTTTGAGCCGCCTAGAGAGAATCCCCACTTGTTATCTGATATCTGAAACCACCCACTGTCCGGATCTGGGAGAATCGATATTCCTGGGAGTGTCTCAGTTCCAGCTGGGAAATACGAAGCGGCCGGCTTTAAACGTAAAGCGTCTGCGCCAGCTATTGAAAATCTAAAGTCGTTTACGTTCTCTCGATACCATCCGCTCGTTGGCTCTGATACCCAGCTCTGGCCAGGAGTTCCGACCACGCCACTACCAGTCTTATGCACTCCGGTAACATTGACGTTACCGGTTATCGTTTTTGTAGGAGCTGAAAATGCTATCTGTGATAGCGCTAGTAGAGCAAAAACTGTTTTCTTAAACACTGTACCTCCTAAGTACTTTCCATTTCATGGAGCCTGAATAGCTGGCCCCAGCTAAGGTGTCGCTACTATATCTAGCCTGTCCTGCAGCTGTAATGCTAAAGGTGATGCCGTGATCTTCTGATTGTTCGTGGTCTTGGACATCGCTAGCGATCTCCCACGCCGCGCCGGTAGGGCTGTATTGTAGTTTAAGAATCCCAACAGCGACTCGCTCGTTAGTAGCCGTACTTCTAAGCACGTCATACTCAATGACGATGGTCCGATAGGTAGTACTACTAAACACCATCCCGGTTATGTTAGTCGTAGCCTGTCCATTGTTTATGGTTTGAGTCGTAGTACCGGAATCTACCGGGATAGAAGCAGATTCGAAGCCGTCTGAAAAATCTAGCTCTCTCAAGGATAGCTCCCTTTGGTTATGAGATTATAACTCCATATCTCGGTATCTAATGCTGCGTCCAGCCCAGTACTGGGACTGTAGCTAGCTTCGTATTTCCTAAGGTCGAAATCGTTCGCCCATCCGACGTAACTCGTATCTGAATAAACATACCCACCGGACGACTGTAACGAGATATAGTGGTTTGTCGAAGCAGCTAACACCGCATTCAGATAAAACCTGACATAGCCGTGAAACGCATTGGCTGTTGTAATCGTAGAGATAGCTATTGTCTCAGAAGAATAGAGCACAGTCCCGCTACTATTTTGAATGTCCACCTTGAGAGACCCGGCGGGAGTGCCGATAATCACAAGATGCGGTCTCACCGCAGCCACGACCGTATGCCTATCCGAAGGCGTTGTGACTATCTGCCTAAGCTGGTCTGAGCCAGTGTTAGATACTAACTCATAAACCACGAGCGTCACATAGCCTCCCTTAGCTCTAGGTCAATATCGAAGAACGTGTAGAAGGACTGGCTAGCCTCGTAATCGTTACTTAAGAATCCATAGAAAACGTAATCATCCTTGTCTAGAAATGTAGCCTGGAGAGGGTCTACTGCTATCAAAATAGGCTTCGTCCTCCCGTTACGTTGGTATAGTTCTCGAAATATGTCCCTATCTGCATCGGTTAGGGCCTTATACTCAAGCTCCAGTCTTCTTCTGCCAGGGTAAGAATCAGCGTACTCATGTCCGTACTCATTATCGATGATGCTACTCTGGTCTCTTTCCTCGACAGTGAACCCTATGGACGGGGGTTGTGAGATGGAATTACCTAACCCCAAAATGATTTTAGACACCTCGAAATAACCAAGTGTACTCGAGGCATCGTTAATGAGAATCCTCCAGTACCGATACTCCTGAGCCGTAGTCATAAACTTAACGATCACCCCCGCATCTTCGTCTAGGACCGGTGTCTCACTCACTGGAGGCGCTGTCCAAACATTGGTAGCACTCGCCTGTAGAGTGAAAGTAGTTCCGCTTGAGAACGTAGGAGATGAAAGCGGGTCAAACACCATGACAAAAGTGTCTATACTCTCAGCCGTCTTTAGGTCGAACACTAACGCTTGAGAGGTAGCGCTTGTAGTTCGCCATACTTTAGCTCTATGGAACTTAGATACATTCGACGCAGGAAATTCTGAGTTCTCAGTTGTGGGGAGGAGATCGACCGACGAATCGAACACGTAATTGTAGTCCACGATTCTTACGCAGGTCTGACTCATACGGTGAGAGCCCTCCCTGAATCTATCTGCTGCTGGATCTCGTTTACTATCTCGCGACCACCGATGTTGACCACGGTTCTATTCTCAAGGCGATTGAGGCGAGTGAGGATAGCGCCAAGGAGCTCACTGTTATTTGAGTTGGTAGCCAGGAACATCTTCAGATCACTGTTAGCGTTAGCGTCTACCACGCGCTCGCCAGATGTCAGCCTCGCAGGGAACGAATCGTTCGGGAACCCCGGTGGTACGCTCGTTATACCTGTGGCTAATTTGGTCGCTTCTATCTGTGCCACGTTAGCTATGGTTGAGGCGATAACTCCAGCCACTATGAATGCGTTAAATGGTGGTCCGGGTGGATTCGCTAAAGCGTATTGAACTGCGGCTATTCCTGAGATAATCGCCTGTGCCTGGAATAGTCTTTTCGATAATTCAAACGTATCTTTGCCACCGGCCCTAGCCAGTGCTCCAAGTCCACCAAACAAAGTTGCGGTTGCGGCAAGCTTTTGCTGATTTTGCTTTAATTCAAATTGCCGTTGCCTTTCTAGGCTCGCTTGATAGGCAGCCTGTCCCTTAGCATTCTGTTGTGCGAGTTCTTGTATGGTGGCTTCATTAGCGGCTATTTTTTCCGCATTTGCGTCTGCATCAATCTGAATAAGGAGAGCGTTCTCTGCCTGAATAGCGGATATCCGTTCGGCTCTCTGTTGATCTTCTAGTAGCTTTTGTTGTGTCTTAATCGCCGCCTTAGACAGTTCAAATTGTTCAACAGTTATAAGTTCGTTTTCAAACGCTAGCGTCTGTTCTTCGAGCTGCCTCGCAAGAAGCTCTGTTTTGGACTCCGCTTGCTTAATTATCTCTTCGTGCTGCTTTACCGCTGCTTCGTGTGCTTTCCCTCGAGCCGCCTCTTCAGCGACGTTAGAAGCTACGGCACGTTCGGATGTGGATTGAGTAACATTTTGAAGCTCGAATAGGGCTTCTTTTTTCTTCTGGATTTGTTCTGTGGCTTCGACTTCTTTCTGTATGAAAAAAGCTATCTGCCCGTTCCCCCTGGCTACCTCCCCAGAGTAACCGGTCTGTGCATTCTTGGCTGCCTCTAGCTGCTGTTCCAGTAATTTGATTTCGTTCTTCAACAGAGCTACAGCTTCGGACTGGGTTACATTTCCACCGGTGGCTTCTCTTATCTGAAGAGCTAGGCCACGAAAAACCCCGACAGCGTCGTTCGCCGTTGAAGCTACGCTAAGTAAGGCATTAGCCAAAATAGAAACAGCCGGGGCAGCCTCTATGGCCACCGCTATAAATTGAGTCTTTATCGCTTTAGACAAAGCGTCGAATTTGTCATTGGCAGCAGCGGCCTTCTTTACCATGTCCTCATCTAGTACTAATCCGAGCTCCCTAGCCTGCTCTGCGTATGCAGCCAAACCCGCCGGACCGTCCTTGAAGACCTGGACTAATTTGACGCCTGACTTACCGAAGAGGTCAGTTAGTACAGCAGCTTGCTCTGCCTGAGAACCTACGCGCTGTATCTTTTCTGAAACCTCTACGAAAAGCTCGTCGGTGGTTTTCAGTTTCCCGGCTGCGTCTGTTACAGACACGCCAATCTTTCCGAATGCGTCTATCGCGGTCTTACTACCCTGGGCCGCATCGCCGATTAACCTCGAGAATTTATCGAGCTGACTATTGAACTGCTGCGCACTGATTCCGTTTTGGCTGGCTGCGAACTCAAACTCCTGTAGCTTTGAAGTGCTGATGCCTAAGTTTTCGCTTAAGTCGATAAGGGAATCTGCTGCATCGAATGCGCCCTTTACTAAAAAAGCCAGGGCTCCAGCCGAGCCAACTACAGCGGTGATTGGGGTTATGAAGTTAGCGATGCTGTCCGTGAACGAATCCAGAGAACCAGATATTTTCTTGAACGATTCATTTCCCTTACTCCCAAGCTCCTCGACCGCACTGGTGACCTTTTTTATCTGGACGTCTGCATTACCACGAGCCTCTATATCTATGATGACTTTATTATCTGCCACTACTGGCCACTCGCTTCTTGTTAACCAGATTATTCTTCTTTATCTGTTGCTCGGTTTTCTCGGCTTCGTGCGCTCCAAATAGTCTAAACAGCTCGATAACCTTATTAGGCTGCTCACTCATGCTGCCAGGAAACGGGAGTATACCATTCTGGTATTGCCGGTACGGCTCGTACCACTGAGCTATCTGGCTGGAAAAGAAGTTACCTATGCAGGTGGAGAAGTTAATCTCACGATTGATGGTGTGAATCGGCGTAGGCCTTACATCTCGACAGGCTTTGGATTGTCTTAGTCGCTCTATCATCGGCTCTTCGTCTAGCCTCCCCCTGTAAGTGTTCAAACACTCTCCACAGATGAAATGCCTGTTGTCTAAGGCATACAACGTAGCTTTTATCTCCACCCACTCCCTATTCGTCACACTCGATAAATCGTTAATACGAGATACGATGTGTTCAATTACTGGGCTACAGCTAGGCCCGATGATTTTTTTTTAACGGTCTTCACTTGAGAAAAATCTATCTTGGCTCCATCGAGCTCCAGCGCCTTAATCTCGCCAACAGCGAACTGCCCACATACCGTCACAAGATGATGCGATCCGCTGAGTTGCATAATCTCCGACACAGATTCTTGAGTGACATTCCCATTCTCATCAAGTGAAAGCTCGTAATCAGTACCGTCAGCATACTTAAGCCCGTCCACTTTCTTTAACGATAGCTGAATGGTTCGCATCGCTATCTCTAAATGATTGAGTCGCTCCTCACCGGCCTTTAGCTTGTAGTGGGATAGGATCTCCATTTTGTCCGACCAGGAGAGTGGTGCCACCCAGAACGTAACCGGCCCTACTATGATTGGAATCCTGTCTGTTACTTTGTAAATAATCATCCTTAGATTAGCCCCATATACATTTCCTCCGAAGTGCCAGTGCTACCACGCGTGGCCCGGAAGGACATATCGTCAGTCAAGATGCCATCAAGATCCCCGACTGTATACTCAGTTGTGAAGCATTGAGGAAGCAAAATTCCGGTAACGGATCCCATCGTGAATTCACCGGTCGTGGAGCTGGGATTATAGGCTACCGCGAATAGGGAGAACTCCGTTCCTGCATTCCAGTCGGTGAAGAACGCTACCGACGTGTCGTCTTTGTACGGATTGATGGTTCCGGTTATCTCTCTTTTGGTAACCCTACCCTTGAATCGCCCATTAGCGTCGCAGGACGATTTGAGGAATCCGAGCGTGTTAGAAAGGCTAAGTCCGAATGCATTAACATCCAGAGCAACGCCATTACGATAAACACAAGCAGAGAGTATGATAGGTGGAATACCAGAATCATACGTTGGCGTGTGCGGTGCGACTCCATTAATTTCACTGTAGTTTAACCCTTCGAACCCAAAGTTTAGTGAAGCCACTAGCCCGGTCTGGAAGTTTTCCAGGCTCATGGAATTTACTCTAGCTCCTATAGCCGCCTGCCTAATCTCATTTGCCCAGTAATACGATAGTGATAAAGACGGGTTACCACCGTTAGCAGTGTAGAAAGTGGAGAACGCCGAGATGGCAGTCGCAGCCGGAGGCGCTCCGTTTGCTAGCGCGAATGCTAGAGTCACGGTATCAAGCCCAGTATCTACGGCGGTAACCGGCCTGGCCTCGTGCATGGTAGCTCGCTTCACCACGACGATATCGCCGATGTTATAGTTCGTCGCGTCTCCTACTCCGAACTGAAGGACGGTCGATGTGCTGCCAGCAACTACGCTTTTAGTTATACCAGTTCGGTACGCCCCTAGAGCGCTCTTAATTAAAGGGCCATGGTCTACGTTGCCTCCCTCTACGCCGCTTGCTCTAAACTCAACAGGCAGTGCCGCAGTCACTGATTTCATACCCATTCTAGGGGTTTCCATTCCTGGCGACGCATTGAGAAGCTCGCGGTCGATAATCTCCCTAGCGGGAGTCATTTCGAACCCATCTTGCTTTGGCCTGATGTAGCTATTCACCGACGAAGGGGCAACGTAAGTTCCTTCGGTTACCTCTTCCTCGACTGCGATAATACTATTCTGCCTGATAAGTCCGTTTGCCATAACTGCTCCTTAGCTAAGAACTGCTGGGTTGTTAGATAGGGAACTCACCAGAGTTCCTGCGGTCGGATAATCGCCGTAATCCAAAAAGTTGTGCGTAGATCCTGGGTTCAGAATCATAACTACTACTCCTTTTTTTGATTAGGCTAATCGCCCTTAGAGTGCGCTGCGGTACTTCACCGTGTACTGCATTCGCAAAATCACTAGCTTGTTATCAAGCACAAATTCTGGCTCGCTGATACTCGGAGAAGACACCAAGAGTACGACAGATGGCAGATTGATTTTCGTGTTGATAATCTGTTTAAAGTATTCATCTGCCTTATCGTACATAGTGTTTAACGCATCAGTGCGCTGACTATCATCATCACTTCGCCCAATAGTATCAGTGAGAATAAACTCGAATCCATGATCAAGCGTGTAAACTCGTGTAACACTTTCAGCGGGTGTGGCGGATAGAGGACGCACACTGTATCCCTTTTCAGCGGACCGTATGTCATTCCTCTCGACCGTATACACAAATCTAAGTTCCTTATAGCTCGCTCCAAGGAGCGTTGACGCGATTGATTTGCTCTGTGTGATAATGTCTTGAACAATCGTCGCCACACTATCCCCTCACCCTAAAGACGTTACCGATATCCTTCTCCTGGTCGTCGATAATACCGGAGTTATCGTAGTCGAAATCTAGCTTCACTTTATTGAGCTCGTGGTTAAAGGCGTCGAACGCCTCCTTAGCCCGCTCCTTATCGCCTTCGTCCACAGCGATAGGGCGTAGGATTATCCAGGCGGTAGCGTGAGCACACGAGACAGCTACCTCGTTTACGTCCAGGATCTCTGACTCGTCCTTGATGATCCCATCCTGCTTAAGCCGGAGCGCCACTAGGTCCTTGGCAGCTACTAGCTGGTCCATAAAGTCTGTCCTGCCAGGCGGTAGGTACCTCGCGTTTGCCACTATCTCAGGGTAGTAGGATCTAAGAAGTGTCTCATCACAGAATAGGTTACTGAGCGACTGTAGCGTGGTGCCCGCTGAGAGGTTAGCTGTTACCGTGACCTCTATCCAGTAGAGCTCCTGGATAGGTACGCCGGTCTGTATCTTAGTCGTCCAGTCGGATTGATTCTCCCAGGACACGAACCCGTCTCTCGTTAGCCCTAGCGTCTGGTCTATCGGATCGTTGACGGCGACGTATGCGGTACCGTTCCAATACTTAATAGTCAGGGAGGAGGCGTTCGTGTTGGCGGTAGAGAGGTTAAAGTACCTCGAGGCGAACGGCTTGTTATGGCCGATGTAGAACTCGTCGGTTGTCAGTATATTGAAGGCCAGCGTGTCAGACGAGGTGGTATCTGTCTTAAGGGTCGTTTCCGTGGAGTTAAGAATCGTTCTAGTGATGTTACGGTGAATGCTACTCACAGCTGGTTCTGCCTCTCTTTAAGAGCGATGAATTGTCTTTTCTTTTTTTCTATGACTCTAAGTGCTTGGTTAAGCATATCGTGAGAGACGGTATCGGACAACGTGAACCATGCAAGCCACTTCGATCCATCCTTCACGATGCTTTTTAGCTCCACCTTAAATGGGAGCATGTTAATTACGATCTCGAGCTCCTCAGGGGAGGAGCCCGAGACGAATCGTAACCTTGTGGCTATTGCCTTAGGCATTAGCTCAACGTCGGCTTAATAAACTCGACCACGAAGACCGCCTTACCAGCAGTCATCGCTGCGGTGCCGATAGTGACTTTGAAGTCCCCATCGTTAGCCACTGCGACGTTAGCTGCCTTATCGGCGTCTTGAGTATCGTCGAAGATAAGGCTCGCCCCGTTGCCCTGACCATTCCACATGGAATTATCAGTTAGGGACGCGACAGCTACTGCGGTACCAGAATATCCGGTCGCGCTCGCAGTCGGTCCCCACGCTAGGGTAGCCGCTCCACCAGAGGTAAAGGCGGTGACTACCTTAGCGGTGACTGCTAGCACCACAGAGCCCACAGGAAGGGGGTTTTTCCCTACCTTGGCGCTTAGATCGATCGCTCCTACGGCTCCGCCATCTACGGCGAAGTCGTAAACGTATTCTTGGATGTGCTTTACGTTACTGTGCACGCTCATAATAGTTCCTTTCCTATCTAGGTAATTAGGGTGAAATGGTGACCACTCGCACGTTCGACACCTGCACCACCCCGAAGAGTAGCGTGCTGTTGACGCGCATCGACCGTCTACCATCCACGCCCTGGTCGTACACCTGGACATCTAGTCCACGCTGTACGGCCATCTGCATAAAGATGGGATGAAAGAACGTCGCCACGTTGCCGGCCTCGGTCGTCATCCTCAGACTGAATCCGAGAACAGGCGACGGGAGCGAGCCACTCGAGAGCGGGCTACCAGCGGGAACGAAATCACGAGAAGTGAATCCAGTGATATTGAAGATATCGTTCCACTGAGCTGCTCCGAGAACACCGACTCTGGTTCCATCGTCCGGAACATCGGCAGTATCGAGAGCTTCTTTAGCTGACAAGATGTCAGCCAAAGCTAACGTCGAACCAGCTGTGTAGGTCAGGGTGTGGTCAGGCGCTGCAGCCGAAGGAGCTACCGCCGCGATGATGATACTCTGCATCTTCTTCATAATGGAGAAGAAGGCCAAGTCTCTTAGCGCGTTGGCATGCTCGATCGTTTGCACCATCGCACGATTCGTGACGATGAAGTCCTTAACGACCTGCTTATTGACGACCAGCTGTGTGCGCGTTGCGGTGATCGCATCGGCATCCACTTTCTCGTCCTCGGCAATCGTGTCGGCCTCGTCGAACTGTGGGAACTGGATAATGTTTACCTTATCCCCAAGGTCCTGGATCTCTCCCTGATACGAATCAGAGATGACACTAGCCCATGGGAGTGCTTCCTTTAGGGTCGGGTAAAACGCATCCGACCAGAGTTCTGGGCGGAGTACATTTAGCTCCGCATCTCCTGTCATGATTTGATCAGCCATAACTTCTCCTCTATTGGTTTATTTTTGAGTTACGAAACGACGGTGGGCATCCATGTACTGCTCTTTCGTAGCCCTACCGGATTTCCACATTCGTTCCAGTTCGTTAACCTTACTAGCTGTTAGCTTCCCTTCCGCTGGAGGCTTGGCACCGCCGCCCCCACTATTCACTACGGGAGGTTTATCTTTTTTGAACCAATGAGGTTTCGTAGACTTTAGGTTCTCGATATATTCCTTCGTGCCTTGAACTGTGTAACGGCCCTTGTCGGTCGTCTCTAGCTCAACGCCCGTGATATCGAGCAGCTCTAAATCTGCGATGGCCTCGTCCCGAATCCCTGACTCAACCGCTGCTCTGTGGAGAGCGTTGAATTTAAGGCTTCGAGTGACGTTACTTTCCAGACTTTCCCGCTTCTTCTTTTCCGCATCCAGTTCCGCTTTGCTCTTCTCCCACAGCGACTTGAAGTTCTGCGTCTCTTTAAGCCGCTCCTCCTCGACTGCGTTTAGCTTAGACTCGAGCTCCTGAGCCCTGGTCTTAAACTTATGCATGTCATCGAGAGCCCGCTTGTGGTTCTCGAGAGGAACGGTTTTCTTGTTTTCAATTGGTTCGGTTTGAGTGGACTCAGCACCGCTGGAATCCGTAGAGGTTGAGGCACCGCCTCCATCCTTTATCTCATCAGCCATTATATACTCTCCTTCTTGGTTTTGTGAAATGAGTCAAAAAGCTACCCCTTGATTATCTTTCCAAGGATTTCGTTAATACGACGAAGAAGCTTCTCCTGGACGCGTAGCGCAAACTGTTCGTTAGCTCTGGCCAGTGGAAGTGTTGGACGATTAGGTTGCGTGTTAGCGCCTTCTCTATGGCCCTTCTCCTTAAGAATCTCTTTCTCTTTTGAGTAGCCGATCGCGATAGCAAATGACTGTCGAATCTTTACGACTTCAGCTTTTAGATCCTTGAGGAAATCGCCAGAGAGGTAGAGGTTTACCGGAGATGCTTTTTTATTAGGGTACTGCTTAGCTACCGTACTCGGGTAACCGGTCTTGGGATTCTTGTATTTTGGAAACTTTCCATAACCACGGATAGGGCTCGAGCCAACGGCTATCAACGCCTTCATCTCGGCTACCATTTCTTTTCCTATATTGACGGCGTCTGATTTAGATAATGGATGCGGAAGCTTCTTGAGTTTGGAAGCAATAGCCTTTGTGATGAACGGATTATCGAATCCGATCTTCGAATAGGTGGCCATCTCTATTCTTCATGTGATCGGATAATCTCCTTGATCCCTCGCATGATAGTTTGGTTAAACATCTCCCCCTCAGCTGGGATAAATCGTCTTAGTGGTAGTTGACTCTCCCCGCTGTGGTTATTGTGACCATCTGCTTTATCCCCTTCTTTACCCTTTACCCTAATCACTATCCGATTACCCTTGGGGAATACCTCCATGGCCGCGATTAGATCGCCTGACAACTCTAGGTTCGGGACGGGCTGTCCGCCTTCTGCCACTTTTCTTTTCTTGTATTCAGGATTCAGTGCTGGAAACTTGCCATAGGATGCTACCGGAGAGCGGCTATTACCTATTGATTCTAGAACAGACGCTAGCGTAAAGTCGGCAACCTCCTCTAGAATAGACTCCTTGTCTGCGCCCCTCGGGAGATTGATGTCCAGCTCCTTGAATGGGTCAAACTCAAATTTGACTGTCCTAGCCAAGATTACCTAGCTCCGTATCCCTTAGACCACTTCGGTTTTGGCTGCTGGCTCTTCTTCGGTTTCGGTTGGCTCTTCGGCTTCTTCGGCATTACCCTCTCCTTGTTTAATCATTGTAGACATCATCTCTTCTTGGCGCTTAGCCTTCTCTTCTGCGATCTCCTTAGCCTTAGCCTCGGCATCGGCATCACTAAGATCTGGGTTGTCGATACGAAGCAAATCGATAGTGGTACTGATACCTAGCTCATCTCGTAGCTTCATCGTCTCTAGCTTCTCCTTCTCGGAGATGGTCGGCTTAATAGAGTGGAACTTGAGGGTGACCTCGGTGTCTGCTGGAGGTTCTATCTCTTGTAGGGATTCCTCTAGGCTTCCGCTCTCGTGGTAGAGGCCATGCCATTTAGAGATGATATCCCACAAGACTGGTTCCTTATCCTGGTAGATCTTCTGCACGTCCTGGAGCTCTTGAGTGATCTCTGACTGGTCTATCATGAGAGCGATGCCGCTAGCCGCGTTGTTAGCGTCAAGGTTGCCTGAGATGTTCCTGGGACTAAGGTTGTTAGTGGAGAGTAACAGAGCCAGGTAGCTCTTGATGCTCTCTAGCCACTGACTGATAGGCGGGTTACTTGTCGCGAAGAATACCTGAGGGTTTGGATCCCCCTCCTTCACATCGAATAGGAATGCGTTGTCAGGCCCGCCTTCGATTAGCTTCGGGATATCCTTGGCGGCGATGACTAGCTGACCCCACCCTTGGCAGAACGTGATGAAGTTAAGATCGGTGAGCATCTTATTGAGGAGTATCGAGCCGTCGATAAGGTCGTCCCCACCGTTAGCCCAGAAGTGCCCGTCTTGATCGCCCGTGACGTTCACAAACGGAAGTATTCCGATCGGGTTAAGTAGATCCACCGACTGACCTGGCTTAGGGATCACCTTGCCGTTTACGTTGGTAGTGAAGTGGTAGTTATTACTCCACCAGATGAACTCCCTTTTGCTCTCGCCCCCCTCATCCTCTGGAGAGTCGGCTATCTCCTGCTCGATGCTATCCCCGCCTTTGAAGTTTAGAATGACTCCAGTGCGATAGCCCTGACTTCCTAGGAGCTGGTCCTGTACGAACCTAGCTCGTTCAGGGAACGTGGTGAGTATCACTACACGAGCTTGGGTCTTATCGTGATAGTCCTCGATCACATCGTACTCCCAAGGGGCTAGGACTTTCATCATCAAACGCCACTTGTATTCGTCTGATTCGTCCACCTCGGTAATAGAGGGGATGGGCACCACTTGAATCATCGTGTTCTTAAAGAGCTGTCTAAACCGGTCAGACTTCTTCATCACGGAGTCTACGTCTAACTCGTTAGCTAGAGCATCTATAGATTCCTGTGAGGAGGTATCCTCCACGGTACGCTTGACTCCGCCGATGTAGGTCTGGGCGAGCTTGTTGATAATCTTTCTGCAGATAGAGATGTTCGCCGCGCGGTTCTCCATCTGGAATAGCGTCTTCTGCTTGAAGCCTTCACGGACCAGGGCTTCCATGACCCACTTTTTGTTCATATCCCGGTAGATCTCGTGCTTGCGGAGCGCTTGATCTTTGCGGGAGATGTTCTCCTGCGAGTGCATGATCTCGGTGATTACTTTTTTTCGGTAGCCTTCGTCTAAGATGTTCTGCTCTTGTTCGAGATGCATTGAAGTTGTCCTTCTTTAGCCGCTCGAATCAAGCGCGAATGATTTTGTTTTATCTAATCCGTTCTTCTCTCATTCCTCGACTGCGAACTGTAGGAAATTCGTAGTCTGTGAGATTCTTAAGGCCATCGAGCCAGTGAGTACGTTTTAAATTTGATTTGTCTATCTCGAAGCTGCCTTCCTTGAACTTGCATTGCTCAAGGTCGGCGACCATGTTTCGACACTTGTTAGAGTTTATCACGATGCGGTCTTTAGCTAATAGCGCGTTAAGTGAGTTGAGGCAGTCCCTTACCGAGATGCTTGGTTTGTATCTTATATCCGTGAATCCAGCCTGCCTCAAGATATCTATGTCTGAGTGACCTCGGCTCTTCGTACTCCTTGCCACTCCAGCGGGGTCTGGGAAGATCGTCACCACATCGTCCTTCGCTAGCTTCGAATGGAGTACGTCGCATAGCTCGTAGGTGTTAGACGACTCGAGGCATATCTCATCGAATGCGCGGAGCTCGTGTGTGAATGAGTTGTCCCCATGGTAGTTGATCCCAAACGGTACCCGGTTCCAAAGCGTGGCAGCCATAGGCGACACGTTGAAATCAAGGCTCACCCACACCGGATAGGTGGGGAGCTTGTCGATATTGGGACTAGTATGCTTGTAACGATCAAACGCATACGCACAGCGCTTACCTACGAGGTTAACGAACTTCCCCTCGATGTACTGCTCACGCATCAAGGGGTCGTAGGACTCCTCGAGCATGCGCGCGTAGCTCTCTGCGTTGTGGTGGTTTAGCCGCATGTCCCCGGTGATAAAGTCCGTGTCAGCGCGCTGAGATTCGACGAAGTATTCGTACGCCCAGTTAAACCCTTCCGGGGTAGCACTCATCGCGACCTGGGGGAGCTTTGCTTCTTTAAGCCTCACTCGAGCTATGAGAGCTAGGAAGGAGTCACGAGAGCAGAGCGTTAGCTCGTTAATAACCGCCCACGCGAGGTTTGGGCCCCGGATACTGCGACCGTCGTCTTCTGCGTGGAACACGTGGACGTGGGATTTAGTTTCTGGAAAGAACCAAGTGCACTCGCTTTTATTGTATTTGGGGTGGATCCCATGCGATCTGCATATATCATCGATCGTGGTAAGGACGTCCTTTTTGTACATCTTCAAGGTGGGACAGAGGATGCCTCCAGCTAGGCCTTTGTTCTCGTTCATCAGCTGGAACATCTTCATTACGAGTGAGTAAGTTTTACCACCTCCATAGCCGGTAGAGAGATAGACCTTTGGCTTACGAGACTCGTGAAAAGAATCTTGATAGGGAAGCCGAACGTATTTAAGAGTTTTCGCCATTATCGAACGCGTACCCGTCCTCAACCCGCTCAAGAGAATCTTCTCTAGGAGGAGACCATCGCTCGCGGCACTTAAGCCAGAAGATCAGCATTGCCGTGTTCCCAGACATCGCCTGATTGTAGGCTGTTTTCAAAATGTTAGAACTAACTAACGCTCTGCCTTTTAATACACTTTGGTACAGTGCAAGGTCTTTCTTTAGGGCTAGTTGATAGGTACTGACCGAGACGTCCATGACAGCAGAGATTTGAGTCTCAGTCATTCCAAGGCCAGCCATCGTACTGATCTGTTTAATCTGCTCTTCGTTCGGCTTCCATCTGTTACTCACTGCTGAGTAGCCTCCCGAAAGATGCTGGCCATCTCCTCCTTAGCTCGTGCCTCGTTTGATAGGAAGTTCCTAGCTAGCTCGCTTTTGTTCTGCTGGTCCTTATGCGCCTTAGCAGTGGCGACGAACATTGCCACAACTCCAGCGACTATCTTATTGGAATTTGCAAGGACTGTTTCTCGGTTGAATCGCCGACTCTTTTCTAACGCCTCAAGCTCAGCGCACAGCTTATTAACCACTAGTGATCTACGTTCGTGCGTGAGGCAAAAGCGCTGGAGCTCGAGGTTTTCCTTAGTGGCCTCCTTGACAGCCATCTCAAACTCCCTACCAACACGGAAATATATGTCTAAAAATTGAGTCATGCCGATACATCCTCAATCTGAGCCCCTGTCCCGGTAGAGCCGGTAGGTGTGGTCGTCATCCGCGGGACCGCGCCTTTAGTGAGATGCGCTATCTTGGCTCTATCTTCGTCGGCTTGCCTTCTCTGCTCGGTGGGGGAGACGATCTCGTTATACTTATACGTCACATCATGAGTGTGGTTATCGTAGATATACTCACCGTCTATCTCGGTGTTCCATCTGACCTGGACGACTTTCTTCTGTGAGCCCCCTCCTCTGGTCTTTACCCGCACGAACTCGAGCGGTGGGCCGCACTTAACCGTCGGTCCATCGCCGGTCTTATTAGGTGTGTTCCAATCCACTTCCATCTCGTGGAAATGCCCACCCATAGGAGCTGAGTACTTGTTCGGAGCTCCGTTACGATCGTTAATCGTGTAGTAGGTATGCCCGTGGATCTCGTCCACGAACGTATGCTTGTACTTCTGCCAGCCGTCATCGCGTTTTCGGAACGACCCCTCGAGTTTAAACTTAGCGCCTTCGTAGCGTTCATCGCCCTTCATGCGTTTCATCGTGTGCGTAGTTGTAGACAGCTGAGTGCCGTCCTTGGACTTCTTCTCCATCATTCCCCCGACATCTTTTGGTATTTAGTTTTAGGATTGACTAGGTAGGAACCTAATCGGTCTTGGGGAAATGATATCAGATTTATTTAGTGTAGCCAGATATTTGTGTACTCGGCTTCTTCATCACTGTCGGACAGTCTATCGAATCGATCCTGGAGCTCCTCGATCCTTTTCTGGAGCCCCAGGATTCGGTCTTCGTCTATTCTATCGTATTCTACCACCGTCATAGTCTTTCGCCCGCAGTCCTCGCAGGCGACCGTTTGGTAGTCTATCTGGTGATGGTCTGCCATGATGACCATCTCGCAAAAGCAGCGCTGGCACTTAAGGCGGTACTTAGCCATGCACTCGTTTTAAAATGAGAAGGGCCGCCACGTACAGGCTCGTGATAATCAAAAAGAGAATCATAGAAGACCTCCTTCTGGTATTTCCAGTGTACCACTAATGCACTTCGGCTTGTTACGCCCATGGAGAGTGCGTTATAGGTATCTGCAATGAAACTAACTCATAAGTTCTACCGAAGCCTCGGGAGTAGTACTCAGTATCTTTTATGCTCGAACAAGAAGGCTAACTTCTCAGAGGCCTGCAGCTACTTCTGGGCTAATGTGTCATGTCACAAGTGCCTCGCGCTTAAGAAGAAGTAATGAGAAAAGTAGGCGTTACACTACTAGATCTCGTTTGCGATCACTGTCGCATAGACTTCAAACGATCGGTTGGGACTCATAACCACCGGATGAGTAGGGGCATGAAGCATATCTTCTGCACTACTGCCTGTCGTAATCGGTACTACGCTAGGGTACGAAGGGGGATAGATGATTCACTGCAAGTACGACGCTCTCATCCCGGTAGCAGATCTTAAGCCGCACCCGAAGAATAGAAATAAGCACTCTACGGAGCAGATAGACAGGCTCTCCAGGCTGATTCTTTATCAAGGAGTACGTGCTCCGATAATCGTATCTAAGCTATCAGGTTTCATTGTCAAAGGGCACGGGACTTGTCTCGCTATGGAGCTAGCTAAAATCCTAGAAGCGCCAGTCGTGTACCAGGACTTTGATAACGAGGAGCAGGAGTACGCCTTTGTTCAAAGTGACAACGCTATCGCCTCGTGGGCTGAGCTTGATCTGTCTGGGATCAATACGGACATACCAGAGCTCGGTCCTGAGTTTGATCTTGATATGCTGGGGATTAAGGACTTTCTTATCGATCCAATAGATAAATTCAACGAACCATCTGAAAAGAAAGACCCGGAATTTAAAGAGCCAGAACTTAAAACTTGTCCTAATTGTGGTGTTTTAATCGAAGCCAATGGCTAATTACGGCATGCCATACAGGGGGTCGAAGGATTCTATCGTACACAAACTTGCTTATTTGTTTCCGAAGGCAGATAACTTCTACGACTTGTTCGGTGGTGGATTTTCCGTGTCCCATTTCATGCTTTGGCATCACGCTAGTAAATACAAACGATTCTTTTACAACGAGCCCGCTCCTGGTGTTGCACAGTTAGTGCGCGACGCAATCGCTGGAAAATATAATTACAACATATTCAAACCGAAATGGATAAGTCGGGAGGAGTTTTTTAGGCGCAAAGACACTTGCGCTTACACAAGATGCATATGGTCCTTTGGTAATAATCAGAAAGGCTATCTCTTCTCTGAAGAGAATGAGTTAAATAAAAAGTCACTACATCAAGCCGTGGTTTTTAACGAGTTCGATTCACTTGCGGTTGATTTTCTAAAAATGAATCGATTTTCAGGTAAGTTATCAATTCGCGATAGGCGACTTTTATGTAGGCAAATTATCTTGAAGCGACAAGGCGAGCTACAGCAGCTAGAGCAGCTAGAGCAGCTACAGCGGCTACAGCAGCTAGAGCGGCTAGAGCGGCTAGAGCGGCTACAGCAGCTAGAGCAGCTAGAGCAGCTAGAGATTTCTAACAAAAGCTATGACGAAATTCAAATCCTTCCTAACTCA